GCTATGGCAAAGCAAATGTTTAACCAAGAACACACCGCACCTAATAAGTCTCTTGACTTACCTACATTTTTTAAAATAAATGATGCGGATTATTTGTGTAGAAGGTTTATACGAGATACGACTCCTGATGGAGGCGGTTATATCTTTGCTCAACTATCACTTAATTCAATTACTACAATGGTTCAATATGTTCATAAGCACGAATCAATGACTAAACATCAGATGATGCGTATTAATATGGACAATGCACTTCGAGAACTTGTCTATCATGGACGAGATTTGTATGAACAATACCAAAAGACATTTAATATATTTTTAAGAGCTGTACATCAGCCTTTAATTAACACTACCTATGATGAAAATCGTAAAGTAATGATGTTATTTAAATTTGGTTAAATTAAATAGTAAATTTTAATAGGTGTCCGAAATGACCTTAAACTATTTTGCGGTTTCGGTAATTGAACCCTTAATCAGTTCCCTACGGGCTTTTGCATTTTGTGCCATAAAACAATTGCAGACCGTTTTGGAAATTGTACGTTAAACAATTCCTGAAGTCGTATGGGACTATAAACTTAGACGTTTTACCGTGAACGTGTTTTCCTTGTGAATGAAATGGAGAACAATGTGCTGGTTTAATGCAATATTTTCACACCTCGGCGCTAGTAAGTTTGACCGCTTACTCCCATTGCCGCGAATTGGTCAGCTCAAACAACAACAACATCTCAACAAGTAGACATTAGTTTGTCTACTGAGACCGATCAAGCAATCGTCTCACAAGAACAGAATGTTCGATTTGAAGATTCTGCAAGAGTAATCGAGCAGAGTTCTCATTTAACCCTGGAGCAACGTTGGTCCTCCGTAAATCCATATCCGGAAGATACACCAACAACGTTACTCGGGAGAGTAGTCCAATTACCGGACCTTGCATGGAATAATGCATGGGCCGGGACGGAAATCAAATTGCTCACCGCATTTTTAACAGTTTCGACAATTCATCAGTCTATACTTGGCATTTTTAATCAGGCTATGT